TCTTTAGCAGAACAAATCATTGAAGCAATGAATAATATTAAGAAAGGACAATAATGGCTACTAAAATAGGTGGAGTATTAATTGACGTTGCTGCTGATGTATCAAAGTTAGTTGAGGGCATGACAAAAGCCCAGCAAACAGTTGATAAAACAGTTAGCAACATAAAATCATCATTAGGTCCTTTAGCTGGAATTATCTCAGGAATTGTTTCAGTTTCTGCTATGAAAGATATTATTAATACAGCTGATGCTATGGGTGAACAAGCTCAAAAATTAGCATTAAGCTCTGAAGCTTGGAGTAAATATGCTTATATAGCAAAATTTGCAGGAGTTGAAATATCAACTTTAGAATCAGGTTTTTCAAAATTAATAGCAAATGTAAATGATTTCAATCGTGATGGTGGTGGTGGAGCTGCCAAAGCTTTTGAAGAACTTGGAATTAGTGCATCATTTGCAAAAGAAAATTTCACATCAACTGAAAAAACTTTTGACATAATCGTTTCTAAACTTCAAAGCATGGATGATGGATATAAAAAAACAGCACTTGTTCAAGAAATATTTGGAAAAGGTGCAGGAGATTTAGTAAGATATACCGACCTTGGAGCAGATGGGATTGAAAGACTTGGTAAACAAGCTCAAATTACAGGAAATATAATATCTCAAGATTTTGCAAATTCAGCTGGTGAATTAAATGATGGATTAGATACTCTTGGTTCAATTTCAACTGGTGTAGGAAATAAAATCATGACAGTTTTTACTCCTGCGTTAGTAGAAGCTAGTCGTGCAGTATCTAATTTTTTAAATATTCAAAGAGAAATGAGTGCTTTTGAACTAAAACAAGAGATAAAAGAAGTAGAAGATAGTTTAAGAGAACTTAATCAACTTGCAAAAACTAGACCTGATTTAGCAATAACATATAATGCAGAAGCCTCAAGTCAATCTAACAAATTAGGAATCTTAAAAAAACAACTCGAGGATATTAACAAGTCTGAAGTCCAAAAATCAGCAAACTTAAAAAAACTTGCTGAAGAAAAATCAAAAATAGAAGATGAATTTAATCAAAAATATAAAAATATAGAAATTGATAAATATGAAAAAGAAAAAAGAATATTAAATCAAAAGAAACAGGATTATTTATCTACTAGCTTATCAAAAGTTGAAATAGAAGAATGGTATTCATCGGAAATAAAAAAAATATCTGAGAGAGAAAATAAAGATAATGATAATTTAGTTAATGCTAAAAAACATGCAGATGAAAAATCAAAAATAGAAGAAGATTTTAACAATAAATATAAACAAGCAACTATGAGCAAATATGATTATTCGGTTTCTTTGCTTGATGCTGAAAAACAAAAACATTTAAACAATAAAATGTCTGCCGTAAAAGTTGAAGAATGGTATCAATCAGAAATTAAAAGATTAAATGATGAAAAAGTAAAAGATGAAGAAGAAAAAAATAATGTAATTTTAGAAAATCAAAAACAATTTGATAGCGAATATAACAGAACAATTTTAAATAAATTTGAATATGAAAGAACATTGCTTGATCAACAAGTTTTAGACTGGAAAAAACAAGGTCAAGATGAAATCAAAATCAAAGAGATGTATTCTGCTAAATCAAAAGAAATAGCAGCTGATGAAGCTGAATATTTTAAAAGAACAGAACAAGAAAAAAGAGAAGCTTCAAATGACTGGCATATGGGTATGGAAGATGCGATAAAAGACTATCAAGATAGAGTGAACGATAACTATGCTCAATCAAGAATGTTTTTTGAAAGAACATTGGATGGAATGACTGATTCGTTAGCTACTTTTGTAGTTGAAGGTAAAGCTAGCTTTAGTGAATTTGCAAGAAGTTTGGGTGCTGATTTAGCAAAAATTGTTATCCAAAAACAACTTGCAGGAATTGCTGGAAATATATTTGATAATGCTGGTACTACTAGCTTTTTTGGGAATATCTTTGCAAGTGCAAATGGTAATGTTTTTGATGGCGGACACGATGTTGCTTTTGCAACAGGTGGAGTTGTTGGAAGCCCTACATATTTCCCTATGTCAAATGGTAAAACTGGACTTATGGGTGAAGCAGGACCTGAAGCAATTATCCCATTAAGTAGAATTGGAAATGATTTAGGAGTAAAGTCTGTTCCTTCAAATGTTGTTTTAAATATTCAAAATAATACTTCTAGTGAAATAACAGCTGACAAAATAAGTGAACTCACACAAATTAATCAAAATGGGGAAACAGAAAAAGTTTTAACAATTGTAATGAATGGTGTAAGCAGAAATACAATGGGAATTCGAGATATTATTAAGGGGACCAGATAATGGCTATTTATCCTACTACTTTAAATATTGAAAGCTTTGATGAAAAAACTATTAAACCAGTTACAACAAGTAGTTATAACAGTGGGTATTCTCAAAAAGTTGCAAAATATACTAGAAAAATTTTAGCTTTTTCTTTTACACATGAGAATCTAACATTAGTGAAAAAAACAGAGTTAGATACATTTTTTACAACAAATCAAGGGCTTAGTTTTAGTTTCGTACATCCCCTAACTAATGATACCCATGAAGTTAATTTTGAAATGGATGAAATCAACTTTTCATACGACAAGATCATGAAAACTTATAGCACTAAAATAGCTTTAAAAGAGGTTTAAAAATGTTATCTAGCACTACTAAAACAGAAAAAAACAAACTAAACAGCAACAGCGTTTGGCTGGTAATGTTAGAAATAAGTATTCCATCTGTTCCTGAGACTCTAAGAATTGTAAATAACAATGATGATGTATCTTGGAAGGGATTTACTTGGCTTAAATTTCCTTTTGAGTTGGATGAAATTTCACAAACTGCAAATGCAGAAACTAGCCAGTTTCAAATAAAAGTTGGAAATGTAAAAAATATTATCGGTCAATACATAAGACAATATGATGTTTATGTAAAAACAAATGGTTTTGAGCCTATACGAGTAGTTTTATATATTGTAAATAGTAAAGACTTAGCAAATACAACACCCGTTTATAGCACAAATTTAATACTTACAACTTCAAGTTTAAATCATCTTGAGGTTAGTTTTACAGTTAGTGCCAGGGATTTATTCCGTGCTAGAACTCCACAAACTAGAATGTTCCCAAACTCTTGTAGATTCAAATTTAAATCTACTCTTTGTGGATATGCAGGAAGTGTATCCACTTGTGATAAATCACTTTCAAGATGCCGTCAACTTGGTAATTCTAAAAGATATGGTGGATTCCCAGCAATTGGAAATCAAGGAGTTTCTAAATGATAAATGATTTTATTGGAATCCCTTTTGTTTCTAAAGGTAGAACTTTTAGAGGGTGTGATTGTTATGGACTTGTAAAACTATATTACAAAGAAGTTTTAAATATAGAACTTCCTGAAACTGTAATTACAGCAGAACAACCAAGAAGAACTTTTGCAAATTATTTAAATGAAATTTCAAAAAACTGGACTTTAACAACTCAACAAAAGAATGCAGTTGTTGCCATGAGTGTAAACGCTGAACATCCAAGCTTGGTAACTCACTTTGCAGTAATGATTGACGATAAAAGATTTATTGATACAAGAGAAAATATGAGTTCGTATCTTACAAGTATTGATGATGAAAGAATAAAAAACCAAATAAAAGGATTTTACAAATGGCAACACTAACAACTATATTAAATCCTTTTAATGCAAATGAAAAACACACAAGAACCGTTTCATGTGTTCCTATTTGGGAATTATTAATTCCATATGCTGAAGATATAGAATTTGTAGTTTCAATAAATGGAGAAATTACAGAAAACTATGAGTATGTTTTAAGAGAAAATGACTTCTTAGCAATAGTTCCAATCCCTGCAGGTGGTGGCGGTGGTAGTAAAAGTATCATAAGAATCGTGGCAATGGTAGCACTTGCAATTGCTGCACCTTATGCAGCAGGTGCAATGATGGGTGCAACAGCAGGAATGGTTGGAGCTGGTGTTTATGGTGGGTTAAGTGGAGCTCTAATATTCGGAGGATTACAAGCGGCCGTGATTGTTGGGGGTGGTATGCTAATAAATTCACTTTTGCCAGCACCAACTTCTAGCATTGGAACATCAACCACGCTAAATGAAGTTTCTCCCACTTATGCTTATAGTGGCGGTTCAAACGCTAGAGAAATAGGAGCTACCTTACCTATTTTATTAGGAACAGCAAGAGTATCACCTCCAATAATTTCTAGTTATTTATCTTTAGAAGACGACAAACAGCATTTAAATATCTTAATGGCTGTAAACGATGGAGCCGTGAATAGTATAAGTGATATTGAAATTAATGGCCAAGCAATAGGAAACTTTAATGATATTACATCTTACCAAACATTAGGAACAATAAATCAAACAGCAATAGGAAACTTTAGGGATACAGCAATAACCATATCTTTAAGTCGTGCATTAAATGAATTAAACTATGAAACAACATATACAACAACTTCGAATGGCGTAAATGAACTTGAAATTGTTATGCTATTACCTACGGGCCTATTTGTAATAGAAGACAATGGTTCTTACACATCAAAAACAATTACTTTTGAAATATCTTATAAAAAATGTAGCGATTCAGCATGGAATACACAAAGTAAGACTATTTCAACTTCTTATAAAACAAGTAAGAGACTATCTTATACTTTTAAAAACCTAGTTGCGTCTGATTATGATGTAAAAATTAAAAGAATTACAGCTTTTGATACAAATACAAGAGTAGCTAATAGTTTAGTATTAGACTATATAAATGAAATTGTTTATGATGATTTTGCTTATCCAGGTGTTGCACTATTAAGTATTAATGCAATGGCTACGGACCAGCTAAATGGAAGCTTTCCAACTGTTACTTGTTTAGTAAATAATACAGGAACTGTGAAACCAAAATCAAACCCAGCATGGGCTTGTTATGATTTATTAAAACGTGAAGGAATTCCTGATAGTGATATTAACTTAACAAAATTCCAAGAGTGGGCTGACTTTTGTAGCGCTAAAAATTTAACAGTTGGCTTATATTTAGATTCACAACAAGAGCTTCAATCAGCTTTGAATATGGTATCTGTTTTAGGTCGCGGGATTGTATTACAGTTTGGAAGTATTTTTACTCCAATTGTTGAAAAAGTAGTTGATATCCCAACTCAAGGTTTTTTATTTACAGGTGGAAATATTATTGATAGTTCATTTTCAATTTCATATATTCCACATAATGAACGAAGTAATACTATTGAAGTTACATACTATGATGAAACTGATAGTTATAAAGCAAAAACAGTTCAGGTTCAATCACATGATTTTGATTCAAAAACTATGGAAATTAAATCTTCAATCAATTTGTATGGTTGCACAAAAAGAGCAATAGCAGCATCTTATGCAAAATTTTTATTAAATAAAAATAGGTACATAAGTGAAACTGTATCTTTTACAGCTTTCGTGGATGCAATTGCTTGTAATGTTGGTGATGTAATAAAAGTAGGGGTTAAGTATATGACAAATACTTTGGCGGATGGAAGAATCTTAGGAGTTTTTGAAGGGAATTTGATACTAGACCAAGAAGTTGAGCTATTAGACAATGAAGATTATGAAATTCAAATTAGATGTTCAGACGATGAAATCATAACTATAAATATTCCTTCGGTTAATATGAACACTGTAACAGATACGATAGAAATTGGAAATTTCCCGCGGGAAATTAATAAATTTGATGTATATGCTCTTGGTAGACTTGATACCGAAGCAACAAACCTTTATAGAGTGACATCAATTACAAGGGCTAGTGATCTAAAAAGAAAAATAACAGCAATCGAATATAACCCTGATGTTTATAGTGACAATGCAATTATTGATGTAGAACCAATAGTATTAATTGATAATACAACAAATGTTCAAGCCGAAGAGGTTTTGATTCAAAAAGATGATGGAACTGTTGAAGAGGTGATAGTTGTATCGTTTAATGGAAATAAATTAACTAATATTATTTATTTAAATGGTAGAAAAATAGGAACAACATCTACAAACAATTATGAGATAAAAAACCAATTAACAAGAGGTAAAACATATGAAATAAAAGTGAACGATAAGGCTATATTACATACTTTTCAAGGCCTTTTAGCAAAAGTTGCTCAACCTAAAGATTTAAGTATTAACTTGTTGTCTACAAATACAGTTATTTCATGGGCTTCGGTTGCTTTTGCAGTTGGGTATAAGATATATCATAATGATGTAGTAATTGAAGATAATATAAAGTCAACTACTTTTAACTATAAGCTATTAACAGCTGGCACACATACTTTTAAAGTTGAAGCGTTAAATATTGCACTTGCTTCAAGTGATGCGATTGACCAAAGTATAGTAGTTGATGTTCCTCTTTCTCCAAACGTGAATGTTTCATATAAAGGTGAGAACGTACTAATTAAATGGGAAGAGTCAAACTCTACTTATCCAATTTCACACTATATTGTAAACCATGATGATCTTACAACAATAGCAAAAACAACTACTTATACAACAAAAGTAAATTGGAGTTCAAAAACAATTACTATTCAAGCTGTTGATATTGCAGGGAATAAATCAACAATTAGATCAGCAACTTCTATTATTACAGTTCCTGTTGCAACTGCTGTTACTTCAAAAGTTATTGATAACAATATTTTACTATATTGGAATCAAACAGCAAAAACACTACCAATTTCACACGCAGAAATAAAAAAAGGCGAATCGCTCGAAACTGCAACATTAATAGGAACAAACAATTCTACTTTTGCAAATCTATTTGAAAGTGAAAGCAACTATTACACCTATTGGATAATCCCTGTTGATACAGCAGGGAACAAAGGCCAAAGTTCTAGCACAACAGCACTTGTGAACGAACCGCCTGACTATATTCTTAATGCTTTATGGCTTAGTCTTTTTGGTGGAACTAAAAATAATGCCATCTTGGACAATGGAAAACTTTATCTAGGTATAAAAAATGAAACATTTCAAGCACACTTTACTGTAAATAGTTGGACTGCTCCACAATCTCAAGTAAGTGCTGGATATTTATTGTATGCACAACCATTTGCAACATCTTCACATTATGAAGAAATATTTGATTATGGAACTATTTTGCCCTCAACGACTGTTAGTGTAACTCTTGATTTTGAAAGAGTAGGAAGTGGTGGGTATGAAATAGATATTTCAACAAGTGCAGATGGAACAACTTATAGTTTAAACAGCAATGTTTCAAGAGTGAGTGGCTCAAACTTTAGATATGTGAAGGTAAAAATTAGATTCACAGGAACAGTAAACGATGCGTTTATAATAAATGCAATGGAAGTGAAACTTGATAGCAAAATTAAGAGCGATAGTGGAAAAACAATAGCAAACGCAAGTGATGCAACAGGAACAACAGTGAATTTTAATAAAACATTTGTTTGCGATTTTGAAGATCTTCCAAATCCAACTTTTTTTAAGGCGTATATATACGATATGAACGGAAATAGAATAACAAGCGACTTTACATGGTCAGCAGAAGGATATTAATATGAATGCGAATTTCAGTTTACCAGTTTTAACTTCGACTTATGCTAACTTTTTAGCAGAAATGAAATCCAGGGATGAAGATATTGCTATTTGGTTTGAAGGAACAACATCTACAAATATACCGGCTGGTACAAAAAAATGGAATAGCACAGGCAATAAATTTGAAAAGTGGAATGGCACGGATTGGAGTGATTTATCAACTTTGTATGAAATCAAAGTAAGAGACAGTGATAAATTAAATGGACAAGCTGCATCATACTATTCAGCCGCTAATCATGTTCATAATGCTGTAACAACAACAGTAAATGGGTTTATGAGCTATACGGATAAAGTAAAATTAGATGCCATTGCAGTTAATGCAAACAACTATTCTCATCCAGCTGGTGATGGAAATTTACATGTGCCTGCAAACGGAACTTCCAATAGCGGCAAATATTTACAAGCAACATCAACATCAGGGGTATACACTTGGGCTTCTCTTCCAGCCTCAAGTTTATCAACATTAGGCATAACAGCAACAGCAGCTGAATTAAATAAATTAGATGGAGTTACTGCAACAGCAACTCATTTAAATTATATAAATACGTTAAGTTCTAATGCTCAAACACAATTAAATGCAAAAGCACCTTTGGCATCACCAGCCCTAAGTGGTGCTCCAACTGCACCAACAGCAGCAGCAGGAACAAATACAACACAACTTGCAACAACTGCGTTTGTTTTGGCAAATAGTGATGTTGTATCAAGTACTACAGTGGGAACTGCAAATGCTGGTCTTGCGCTTGGGGCAGTTGGAACTTATGCTTTTATGCTTGATGTACGTGGGTTAGCAGGGAGTATTGCAGCAGGGGCAACATTAGCTGGAAGTAGTCTTAGGTATGCTGGAGTCCTGTCATCATATGATTATTTGAATGATGAAAAAACAAGTTTCCCTAGCAGTACTAGCATACCTTCTGGTACTTGGAGATGTATGGGGTTTTCTAGTACATCATCAAGAAACACAGAAGAGGGTGGTTATATTCTAGGGGGAGTTACATTATGGCTAAGAATTGCATGAAAGGAAAAATATGAATTTTACAAATATAAAAGATTTAAAATACAGTAAGGCAGATAACTCTCTTGTAGATTTATTAGCAACGCATGAAGAGTATGGAGAAATTCAAATGACTCTTAATTTAGTTGATACAGAAGACTTACATCATTTTGTGACTGGTTCTTTTGAAACTATTATTGTTAATGGCGTAGAGGTAGAAAAAGAGATTTTAATACCTCTTGAAGAGTATTGCAAAACTCTTGATATTGCACCTTATGTAGGGCCTACTCTAGAAGAGCAAAAACTTGCAAAAAAGCAAGAATTAAAAAATAACATAAACTATATATCCCCAACAACTTGTTTAGATATTGCTTGGGTTGGTGGATACGACTCTGCACAGATGTTAAATGCAAAACGAACTTTATGTTTAGAACTTGGCGTAAACTCTTGTACTTTTACAGATAGTGGGGATGTAGACCATATTTTAACTTTAACACAAGCAAAAGAAGTGTGTATTGCAGTTGCCGCAGAATTCGAAACAAGAAGAGCAGCTTATAAAGCTACAAAGAGAGCAATTGAATTGTGTACAACAGTTGAAGAACTGGAGGTAATTGAGATATGAATCAAAATTTAATAGATAAATTTGAAAATGATATTAAAAAAAGAAGTAGGTTAATGAGATTTTTTCTAGTTCTTGACCAAATGGGAAATGTTATTTTTTGGAATGGAAGTCAAGATGAAACGGTCTCCTCTCATATTGGTAGAAGAATACAAAACGGTGAAGCAACATGGTTCGATAAAAAACTTTGTTGTTTTTTAAAAAGACTAGAAAATAACCATTGCTCAAAAAGCATTGGTGAATAAATTTAAAATAAAGGAAAAACATGGCGACAACAACTAGAAATGACACGATTAATGGAAATTGGGAACCAATAGATTTTTTATTGATTTCTAATGCTTCTCAAACAAATATTGAATTTTGGGCAGGACCAACAGCACCAACAGAAAATAATATTGGACATCCTATCACTCCTAATGGTGGATTGAATTACAATGTATTTGAAGATGATACGGTAACAGTATATTTTAGGAGTAGATCTCTGTCTGCAACTGTAACTATTACGGAGGTAATCTAGTGGAAATAGGTACAACAATAACAACAATGAAAATTATTTGGAATGCAATTGCATTTATAGTTAGCTCAATTTTAGTTTATTTTGGGCTAGAACAAGAATCAATTTTATCTCTTACAGCATTGATTATTATTGATTATGTAACTGGGATAATGAAAGCAAAAAGAATTGGTGAATCAATTACAAGCAACAAAATGAAGTACGGAGTTGCAAGTAAACTTATACTCTTAATCATTCCAATTACAATCGCAATTGGAGCAAAAGGAATTGGAATAGATTTAACGCAATTAATTTTTATTTCATTATGGTTATTAATTTTTTCAGAAATGTATTCAATTTTGGGAAATATTGTTTGTTATACAAAAGGAACTTATTTGCCTGAGATTGATGCAGCTTCAATTATTGCTAAGCATATAAAAGGTTATTTTTTAAGACAAAGTGGAGAGGAAAAATAATGCCAACAATATTGACTCAATTCAAGCCATACATCTATGGTGCAATTGTTCTAACAGTCATCGCAACTGTTGGATATGTTATATATCTTCAATCAATTTTAGAAGATAAAAAAATTGAAGTTACTCAAAAAGAGCAAAAAATAAAAGAAAAAGATGAAGATATAAAAAACATAATAGATGGTTATGAAACTACACTAAAAGTTGAAAAAGAAATAGCAACTGAAAAAGCAATTACGCAAGAGCAAAAGCAAGAAGTAATTAAAACAACTTCTAAATTAAAAGAAGCAGTTATAAAAAGAGGGGAGATAAAACAAGATGAAAAAAGCAATTTTACTATCGTTAGTTTCTAGTTTTATCTTTATTGGATGTTCTGAAAAAGAACCTCAAGCTATATTTAAAGATAAATTAGTTTGTGTAGAACAACAAAAGCTTGATAAAAAAGAACCTGTACAAATTAGAGTTCATAATGATGATTTACAAGTAGCACTTGCACATAAAGCATCTATTGATATGGGATTTAGATTTTACGAAAATCAAGTTGATAGAAATAATAAATTTTGCGAAGAGATTGAAAATATGGAGAAAGTCAAATGAAATACATGTTTAATATGTTTAGCTCTTTCAATATGTTTGGAAATACAAATAAAAAAAGAAGTGTGATTGTTGGCTCGGACAATTTTATTATTGTTAGTTCAGACAATTTTATAATAACAGGAAGGGGATAATATGCCATTTGACATAACAAATAAAAATGAAAAAAAAGTAAATTTAACAGGTAAGCAAATTGAGAATGCTTTGCTTTTTGCCCATGAATATTTCAACACGGAAAACACAACTTACAGAATTGGTATTCCTGGAGAAATAGGTTTTGGAGTTGGTGCTATTCCTCAAAACGCAATTCCTGTTGGAATGTTTGCAATGAGCGGACACTATGATAAATCAAGTCCTAACTATGGAAATCTAATAGATACTAGCGGTTCTATAATGGTCTCTATTCCTAAATTTTATTACAAAATCGTAGGAAATTCATTTTTAATTAGCTCAATTCCTTTGGCAGACTATGTACTCGACAGAATGTTTATAAACGCAGGACAGGAACTAGATTATGTTCTGGTTGATAAATATACTTGTGGAAATGTAAACGGAATATTTACAAGTAAAGCAGGACTTGACCCATGTTCTACTGCTACGCTACATAATCCAATTGGAAGCTTAAATAATGCCCCTAGCAATACAAATGGTGGTTTATATAAAGCAGTTAAAACAAGAGGTGAAAATTACTTTTTAACTTCTATTTTTATTTATAGTGCTTTAGCAAGATTAGCAAAAGCTCACGCAGACGCTGGAACTATTGCAACTTGTGCATTTAAAGATGTAGCTCCATATTTGCCTAAGGGAAATAATAACAATGCCCTTAAAGATACAAATGATGCTTCTGTTACCTATGCAGCAAGTGGATATAGTAACTGTGGAAAAACGGGCGCCTTAACTAATTTTGCAAAAACAACACACAATGGACAAGCTTGCGGTGTTGCTGATTTAAATGGGAATATGTACGAAGTTGCAAGTGGATTCATAAGAACTACTGCTTTAGGATTTTTAGTATTAAAAGAATCTGCAAATATAGCAGCTATTCAAACAGATTCCATGACGCTTGGAGCTGGAGGGGCCTATGATACAAATCTATATGATGTTATAGATTTAAGTGATTTGATTTTACCTGCAGAAACAGGAACTTGGGTTAAATTTGGAAATGCAGCAGAACAAGTTTTTAGTATGAGTACTGATAGAAATAGTGCTGCTTACAGAAGAACATCTCTTAATATGCCACTAGCAAATGGAGTAAGCGTAAATGGTACAACGGAATTTGGTACGGATGGTCTTTACAAGTTCTTAAGAGACGGCTTGGCTTGCTTGGTCGGGCTTTATTGGGGTCATGGGTCGAATGCTGGTGTGTTCGCTTCGGCGTTGGGTAGTGCTCGGACTAACTCTTACGACTATACGGGTGGTCGCGCCTGT